ATCCAGGCCGCCGTTGACACGCCAGTCTGTTTTGGAATCTTAACGTTATCTACTAAGTCAGGGAATATAGTTGCCCCTGCTCTAATAACACCAGACGCATCTCTTAATGCAGAGATAAAGTCTCCTGTACGAAAGTCTTGGCCTACGCCGCCACTGTCGTCAGATGTATTTATATCTCTAGTCCATGTACCCATTATCTCACTTGGTAATGTAAGACCTTCTGAATTTCTGCCGTATTTGTCTTTTGCCGCTTGTGACGCTTCAAATTCAAACTTAGCTTCTTCTTGAGCCTTTCTATTAGTAGGGTTACTCATAGCATAGACAGCTTTTAAAATACTAAAGTTTCTGGATTCTTTTTCAGTCAAACCGATATCGGCAGTTTCTAAAGGTTGTCCAGAAGGTATAGCATTAAGAAGTTGTCCTCTAAATGTTTCAAGATCAGTTCCATCTTTAATTGCTTGTCGAGACAGGTCTTGCTGTAGGTGTCTTGAACCTAGTTCAAGAATCTCATCGTTTTGCTTTGCGATTCTTTTTCTAGTTTCAGATTCCGTTTCAGTTTTAACTTCCTCAACGTTTATTTCTTGTTTTTCTTCCATAGTTTTTCCTATGTGTTTGTTTATTCTTACACCAGAATCTTTAGTTTCAGTTTTTACACTTGCCACTTCAAAATCTGGTAATTCTTTTGCCGCATCATCACTTCTGGCAATACCTACGTTCACACTTTGATCCGCAGGAATACTCACAATCGAACTTTCGAGAGGAGTCCAGGAAACACGATAAGTTGGTTCATCGAAAGAGTCGTCTCTTTCCATGCTGTTGATGTTGTAACCGACTGAGACATTTTGACGAATGCCGTCTTTTACATCATTAAATACTTCATTGGCTAAGTCGCTTCTTCCAAAGCGTACTTCTGCGATTGTTCTTTTCGCACTATTGTCAATGTAATAGTTTTCGACCACGCCTATTTGCTTAGTCATGTCGTGATCCAGGAGAAGTGGACTTCTGCCTTGACCCATAAATGACGTATCAATAGATTCTACGGAATGGTCTAATATTTCCGAACCAAAGGATCGACTAACGGGAGTCTCACTTGTAAGAGCAATTCTTACTCTTCGACTATCTTCATCTATGTATTCAGATCGGATAGCCGCAGAACGGAATTGCTTTTCAGAAGCAAAACTGCGTTCTTCGTCCTCAGTTTGCTCTACCTCAAATTCAGATTCCTCAGATACTTCTTCGGTTTCTTCTTCTTCGGTTTCTTCAATGTTTTCTTCTTCCATTGTTTTTCCTTTTAGTTTACTGGCATAGTTGCCACACCCACTTTTGGACACCTTTTAGAAACAAGGGTGGTTTCGTTTCTAACTTGTGGCTCAATCACGTTGCCGTGATCCCCGCCAATCTGCCAGACCTTATTCATCTCCTTCTCCCGTTAATTCTGGTTCAACTGGTGTCTTAGTTGCTCCATAAGGAGAGAAGGCCGTCTCGATTCCGTATTGATCCGCCAAAGCCTTTTCTCTGGATAACTCCTCGAAAAGTTCTTCGGGATCACGGCCCATAGACGACTGAATATCGGTCATTGTTACTTGTCCATTCTGTAAGCCGACAACATTGGCATTCATCTCTTTAAGGGGATCAATCCAATTCCAACTTCTAGGAATAAAGGTAACTTGGTTAGCAAATTTATCATACTTCGTTATTGGTATGCTAACCTGTCTGGTTGTCATGGCATAGTTAAGCCACTTCAAATAAATAGGTCTGACCATGTGTTGAATAACGAATTTTTGTACTGTTCTGTAATAATCTCTTTGTTCCATAACGCCTTGCCTAATACTGGAATAATTAACGCCTTCCAGATTATTAGCCAAATCGACATAAGAAACATTCAGACCCGATGCAATACCTCGAAGGATAGCCTTCTGAAATGGATCGAAAGTCATGTTGGGATAGTCGGGTTTCCATTCTTTAAACTCACTTCCTGCGGGTAACTGTTCCATACTTCCAGGTGTTGCATCCATAATCTGCGTATAAGAATCTTCTGTCTCTTCTCCCACGTAGCCGTCTCCATCGGGACTAACGATGAACCCCATCTTAGCGGCTCCCACTCTTGCATTAACAACCGCACTCTCTTCGAGTCCATCTAACATCTTGGCCCTAGCTAAGACCGATGATGTCCAGGGTACACCCCTAGTTTGTTCTGCTCTACTAGCCAGGTAAGCATGAATCAATTCATCGGCAGGAACTTTAATGTAATTGTTACCACCATAGAGATAACTTCCTGCTCCGCCTGGATGATTTCTTAATAAGTAATAAGCAATCGGTTTACCAAACTTATTAACTTCAACTCCCATCTTGATTGAATTACCCGTCTCTTCATTCTGGACGGAATAGTTTTCGTCCAGATGATCGGCTTCTAAGAACTGAATAGCAAAACCAAATCGGTTTTCGTTAGAGCGTACAGTCCTGATTAATGCTTCGCCATCCCTGGCTACGGAAGAAACAAATAGTTTCTGGCAATCTAAAAAAGATTGCATTCCGTTTAAGGTACAGCTTCCCACCTGTCCCCACTCCGCAAACGCAGTTTCAACTTCTGCGTTGCCTTGTAAATCTAACTCCCCATTATCATTTCTGGCCTTTGAAGCGATACGGATTCCAGTAGGCCCAATAACATTAGTAACCAACATCTGTAGATAACGACTTATGTAGCTATCATTTCTGGCTAATGCTCGACTCCGATTTCTTAATGTACTCAGTGATCCTGATATTTCTTGATCCGCACTGTTGCCTGACGTTTGCCAATCAGCAAATAAACGACCACCCGTTGCTCCTGTATAGAGTCTCTTCCAGGTTTGAGTTCTAACCTTTCTTTTTAAAATATTGTTATACCATGCCATTAGAATTTAACCTTTACTTGATTTCCTGTTGCTTCGCCTTTGTCTCTTCTTGAAACTTTGTCCTCATTTATTACCAGGTGTTTATAGTGTGAATACCAATTATTGAGTTCTTGTGGAGACATTCTTGATAAAGAACGACCCGCAATACTCATGGACATCTGATCTATGCTTGCCCTATTCTCCAAAGTAGCTTCAAGAGCATCAAAGACGATTCGATTATGTGAACGTGGATCGCCAGTGTCAGCATCTAAGTTGGATTTAACTGTTGTAAGTCCATTGTTTAAAACTAATCTTTCGCTTGAAGCATTAGTGATATATTCCTGATAGGTGTACTCGCCTTTTATATAATCAATGGTGGTAGAACTCGGAACGTCTATGGTATAAACACTGGTGTCGCTTTCCGTAATAACAGATGAAGTCAACGCTATTTCTCTTGTCGTAGAACTTAATAATCTAAACGAATAAGTTAAAGTGTAATCAGCAATCGGATAATCCGTTAAGTCTCGCTTCCATAACCAATTGTCCCCGACATAAAGCACGTCAGGCGTTATGGTTGGATAGTTTGTTGAATCGAATCTATTAGCCAATTTATGTCCTTTTGCAACTGCAAAAAGACATTACGTTCCATCTATCTTATGTCAATACTACTTCCAACTATTTACAAAAGTCTTTCTCGGTCTTTTGGGTTGTCTCAATGATGGGATAGGGTTTGGATTGGTTCTTTCAATCGCTTGATCTTTTTGTTCCTGGTTAGTGTTCGATGCAATTAATTCCAGGTTCGGTTGCAATATGTTTAACGCAACCAACGCATATACGAAACAGTCTAGCGATTCATTTCTTTTGTATTGTTTAATCCAGACAATCGTTTTATTTCCCTTAACGTATTTAATAACTCTTTTCTCTGCTGTTAATTGTTTAAAGTATTCTTCGTCACAAGTGTTGGGGAAGTGAATATAGCCTGGGCCTTCTGCTTCCACTTGCAACCATTGGAAGATAACTTCTTTAGCTGAATCAACTCCTGCGGGGAACAGTTGGATTCTTTGTCGGCCCGCTACTGTTGGACGACCTGCAATACTTTTGCCTGGTTGGCTTTGACCTTTTACAGCAAAGATTCTTCGGCCCCTTCTAACTTTGACGTAGTTATAAACTTGGGTGGTTTGATAACCCGAATCAATCGCAACACAAGCAATCGGTAAAGAGGGTAACGTATCTCTGCTGTACCTTCTCTTTAAATAATCATCTAAGTCTTGCCATACTTTATTCTGTGCTGTCTCTCCCCAAAATATCTGATAGTCTAAAACATAACTCTGTGATTCAAGTCCGAATCCTACCACCTGTAACTCAATCCGATCATCTTGTATATCGGCTCCACCTGTAATAACTAACACATCATCTGGAACACAACCTTCATCGTAGTTTTCCCGTCTTGCCATTAAGCCTTCCGATTCTATTTCTTCGCCTTCGTCTGTCCAACATTGACCCAGGCTAGTATTAACATACGTCTTTAATATCTCTGGATGTTTCTTAGCTTCAATAAAGTTTGTTGCCATTGTCGCCCATGTACTCCAGGGCGAGTAGAGTTCGTTGATATGAAACCCTGCCGTCTTTTTTGTTTCTCCTTCGGCTCGCCACTCGCCATTTCTTATCATGGTAATCTTGTCTTTTTCTTCCAGGAGCGACCCACAACTCGTACATAAATATCGAGCCGTTTCGGGTTTATCTTCTTCCCATTTAACATTGGCCCATTCCAATACTTGCATCTCTTCGCACTCAGGACACGGAATCCAATAGTGACGTTGGTCTGAATGATCCCACGCTGTCTGTATTCTTGACAGTCCATCGATAGTCGGAGTTGAAGCCATAACTATCTTTCTATTCCAGAACGTAGTTGTTCTTTTTAAAGCCAATGAAACAGGATCGCCTTCGGCTCCCGCACTTAATGGGAAACGATCTATCTCGTCTGCTAACAAAATTCTAACGGGCCTACTTGCTAATCCACTTGCACTGTTCGCTCCCACAACTGCAATAAAGCCACCATCGAACTTCTTATGCAAAACTGTGTTCTCGCTGTCCTTCGCTCTCGGTTCTTTTACTTTACCTTTTAAAACCTTACTACTCTTGAGCATTGGATTTAATCTGTCCTTGCTCCAGGTTCTAGCCATCTCTAAAGTCGGTTGCATGACCAGAACGGGGCAGGGGTCTTGGGAAATGTAATAACCGAGTATGTTATTAAGTATCTCAGTCTTGCCAATCTGCGAACTGGACATAAGCACAATGGATTCAATGTTACGCTCCAACACCACATCCATTATTTCCTTTTGATAGTTGGCTCTACTGGTTCGCCAGTTACCAGGTTCAGCACTAGACTCAGAACTTAATACTCTGTGCCTGTCGGCCCACTCACTTACCTTTAATTTTTTAGGTGGAAGAAAGGCTCTCGCTGTCTGGTTCCAAACTACCTCTAACGGATTCT